GTTAGGTAATTGTAAGAATGTTCAACTCTGGGGCCAGAAATTATGGAGACAATCTAATCAAGGAAATACTTTTGTTACCATTTGTGAAGGCGAAATTGATGCACTCAGTTGTTCACAAATTCAAGGCAACAAATTCCCAGTAGTTTCGCTGCCATCAGGTGCTCAAAGTGCTAATAAGTATTTAGCAGCAAATCTTAAATGGTTATCTACATTTCCCAAGATTGTTCTTTGCTTTGATAGTGATGAGCCAGGAATGGCAGCAGCAGAAAAAGCAATTGAAATATTACCTGCTGGTAAAGCAGCTATCTGTCGACTACCAAGAAAGGATGCTAATGAAATGCTCCTCGCTGGAGAGGGAGAGCTGTTGCGGGATTTGTTATGGAAAGCAACACCAGTCAGACCAGATGGAATCCTTAATGCATCAAACCTTTGGGAAGAACTAACAAAAGAAGGGACAAGTTCTGTTTGCCCTTTCCCTTATCCAAAGTTAGATCATGCAGCTAGAGGATTTAGAAAATCTCAGATGATGACTATCTGCGCTGGCTCAGGAACAGGTAAGAGTTCTTTATGTAGAGAGTTAGCCCACCATTTTTTAAAAAATAAACTCACAGTTGGCTATATCGCATTAGAAGAATCAGTTCAAAGAACAATGCAAGGGATATTGGGAATAGAAATGAATAAGCCATTGCATTTAGAAGATCATGTCCAAGATGTAGAAGGATTAAAAGATGCTTTTGATGAATTATTTGGAACAGAAAAATTATTTCTATATGACCATTTCGGTTCAATGGACCCTGACAGAATGATTGAACAGATCAGTTATATGGCAACTGCTGAAGGTGTTGATGTTGTCATCCTTGATCATTTGACAATGGTTGTTTCGGGACTTCCAGATATAGATGAGAGAAGGGCTATAGATGTTTGTTGTACAAAGCTGAGACAAGTTGTTGAAAATACAGGCATTGCTTTAATTCTCGTCAGTCATTTAAGAAGACCACAAGGTACTTCACATGAACAAGGACAACAGGTAAGCACCTCTGATCTGAGAGGTAGTTCGGCAATTTTACAACTAAGTGATCTTTGCGTTTCGGCTGAAAGAAACCAACAAGGAGACCCTGCTGAAAGATCAGAATTACAACTTAGGATTCTGAAAAATAGACATACAGGAATTACAGGCCCTGTAGATAAATTGCTATATGACGAAAAGACTGGTCGATTAATTATTCCTATGTCCACCTACTTTGGAACTTAAATGACTTTACTTATTGATGCTGATTGGTTGATTTTTTCTTCTTGCTGTAGTTGTGAGCAAGATATTAGATGGAATAGTGATTTACATACTCTTCATTGTGACGAAAGAGATGTTCATGAATTAATTGATTCAAGAGTTAAGTTCTATCAATCTGCTACAGAAGATGATGAAGATGTGATCATGTGTTTTACACAGTATCCAACCTTCAGACATGAAATCTATTCTGAGTACAAAGCCAATAGAAAAAATAAACGAAAGCCATTAGCACTAAAGAAAGTTATTGAGCAAATATCAGAACGATATGAGTCTGTGAGTTATACAGGTTTAGAAGGTGATGATGTAATGGCTTTACTAGCTACATCAAAGAAATATCCAAACCCAATAATTGTTTCTGTTGATAAGGATATGAGGTCTGTTCCTTGTACCCTTTTTGCTGGTGAAGATATGGAATTAATAACTAAGAAAAAAGCAGATAGGCATTGGATGAAGCAGTGCTTAACAGGAGATGCATCAGATAATTATAAAGGCTTAGATAAAGTTGGTCCTGTAACAGCAGAAAAAATCCTTGGAGATTTAAAAAACCTAGATGCTATGTGGGAAAAAGTTATAGAAGAATATAAAAAGAGAAAGCAAACAATTTCTGATGCTCTTCTTAATGCCCGCCTTTCTCGTATTTTAAGAGAAGGGGATTACAACTATAAAACAGGAGAAGTTAAACTATGGACTCCATAAAACGCATGATCTTAACTTTGTTATACTCTCTTTCCTAAAGTGAACTACAATAACTCTGAGAACCTTCCTTTTCCTCATCTCTCTGAAGAATTACTTAATGCATTAAATGATCATTATCCTCAACGTCATCCTGATTTATCTTTAACTGATAGAGAGGTTTGGTTTAGAGCTGGTCAAAGATCTGTAGTGGATTACTTAATCGAACAATCAAAGAGACAAAGGGAGGATATGTTTAACAACGTTTTGGAGAATCAAATCTAATGTGCTTATTCGGAGGTACACCCAAACCACCAGCATTACCTACAGAGGAAAAGGCCAAGGTGACTAGAGCGCCTGAAGAAACTGCTAAAAGAGTTAAGATAGGTAAAAAGAGAACTATTCAACGTAGAAAAAGTGATCCTTCTACACAAAGAAGTAGAAGTGGTACTCGTTCTCTACGAATACCTCTTGATCAAGGTGGTGGATCTAATCTAAATTACGGCTAATGGAACTTGCAATGAGTGGTGAAACAGCGGTTGCTAGATACGAAAGGTATCAGAGTGATCGCTCTCGTTGGGATAGGGAAGCTAAGGATGGTTCTAAATTAACGATCCCTACTTTATTTCCAGAATCAACAACTGGTAATGCAGTAAAAACCAAGACTCCCTTCCAAGCTGTAGGTGCTCGTGGTGTTAACTCACTTGCGAGTAAGTTACTCATTGCTTTATTACCACCATCAACACCTTTCTTTAAGTTAAGTATTGACTCTCTTGCTTTACAAAAAGAGATGGGTGAGGAAGGTATGGATGAAGGATTAGAAACTGAAATTGATAAAGGCTTACGTGCTATTGAACAAGGCTTGATGGATGAGATTGAAATCTCTAATGATCGAGTTGCAATGTTTGAAGCCCTTAAACATTTAATTGTTACTGGTAATGTTCTTCTCTACCTAACAGATAAAGGTTTAAAGGTTTATCACCTAAATAGATTTGTATGCAAGAGAGATGATGTTGGAAATATTTTAGAGATCATCACTAAAGAAACTGTTAATCCAAAAGCTTTACCATCAGAGTTCCTAGAACAGATAAGACAAAAGGAAAACTATGATGCTAAGAATATGGATGATGATATTGATATCTATACATCTATTAAAAGATATGGTGATGAATATACATGGCAGCAGGAATGTAAAGGAGAAAGGATTCCTGGTACTGAAGGTAAATCAAAAATTGATGTTGCCCCATGGATCGTTTTGCGCTGGACAAGAAGGGATGGACAAGATTATGGAGATGGATATGTCACTGAATATAAGGGTGACTTAATTTCTCTTGAGTCTTTAATGCAAGCAATAATTGAAGGAGCTGCTGCTAGTGCAAAGACATTATTTTTAGTTAATCCTAATGGAGTTACGAGAGCTGCAACATTAGCTAAAGCTCCTAACGGTGCAATACGAGAAGGATCTGCACAAGATGTTTCTGTCTTACAGGTCAATAAAGGTGCTGACTTCCAAGTATCTTTTCAAGCAATACAACGTATAGAAGCAAGACTTGAATATGCTTTCTTGATGGCACGTTCAATACAAAGAGATGCGGAAAGAGTTACAAGTACTGAAATTCAAATTATGGCCACTGAGTTGGAGAACTCATTAGGAGGAATTTATTCAATACTTACCCAAGAGTTCCAACTACCATATTTAAAGAGAAGACTTCACATGTTGGTACGTTCAGGTAAAGCACCTAAACTTCCAGAGAATATTGTTAAACCTAAAATTGTTACTGGTCTTCAAGGATTAGGTAGAGGTAATGATAGAAGTAAGTTAGTTGAATTTATTGGTACTGTTGCACAAGCTTTAGGGCCTGATGTTATGCGCCAATACGTAAATGTGGATGAAGCAATTAAGAGATTAGCTACCTCAATTGGTATAGATACAGCTAACCTAGTGAAGTCCCAGGAAGAAATTGCTCAAGAACAACAACAACTCCAACAACAGCAGTTAATCCAACATCTTGGACCTGCTGCTTTAGGGTCTCCACTATTAGACCCACAAAAAAATGCTCAGGCACAACAACTAACGGAGGAAACCGATGCCAACGAAGAAGTCTGAATCAACACCAGAAGCTCCAAAACCAGAAGCTCCAAAAGCTGAAGCACCTAAAAAGGTAGCGACTCCTAAAGTTGAACCACCAAAAGTGGAAGAACCTAAAGAGGACACATCAGCTAATGCTGTAGTCAGCCATCTAAGTCCATCTTCTCCTACAAATCCTGAGGTAATAGAAACTGTCACCCGTAAGGGAAACACCATCACTACATCTAAAGGTTAATTTATGGCTGAATCACAAGTTGCTGCATCCGAAACTCCTCCAATGACAACGGAGGATCTGGAAGGTCTTAAAGACGATAACGGTTTGTATGCTGGGAAGTTTAAAACCATAGAAGATATGGCTGCTTCCTATAAAGAACTTGAAGGTAAGTTAGGTCAATCTCCAGAAGGAGAACCTGAGGTTACTGAAGAAGAACCTAAGGAAGAAATCAAAGATGAGAAGAAAGAGGATTCAGAATTTAATGCTGAAGAACTTTATGGTGAAGGCTTGGCTGAAACTCTTAAAGCAGCAGATATTGATCCTCAAGATATCTCTACTAGATTCACTGAGTCTGGTGAAATTTCTGAAGAAGACTACACCAAATTAGAAAATGCAGGATTCTCTAGATCTATTATTGATTCTTATCTTGCTGGAGTTAGAGCACAAAATGGTCAAGCAGTTGAAATGGCTGAACGTCAAGTACAGGAAGTTAAAGATTCTGTAGGTGGTGATACTGAGTATTCCAAAGTAACAACTTGGGCTGCACAGAATTTACCTCCTGAAGATGTTGAAGCTTTTAACTCTTTACTAGAAAGAGGAGATGCTTTTGCTATTAGAATGGCAACACAAGGACTTTATTCTCAATACAAAAACGCTATGGGTACTGAACCTAGTCTTGTTTCTGGCCGTTCTTCAGAGAGTGGACCATCACCATTTAGAACTACACAAGAAGTAGTTGCTGCTATGAGAGATCCTAGATATAACTCTGATGCTGCTTACACAGAAAATGTACAAAGAAAACTAGCTAGTTCAGAAGTCTTTAATATTAAAGGTTAAACAGTAGGTATCCAGAGACCTTTATACATTTGCTCTAACTTCTTCTTTTTCTTGGAGCTACCTTTATCCCAAGTTCTCTGGATAAGACCTTTCTCAAAGTTAGTGAGATAACGGCCATCAGCTATCTTTAAAGAATCATTCATGGGTTCATCTTAGGGTAGGTCAGCACTAGGTATCTTTATCATCCAGCTACTTCCATTACGGTCATCCAAGAACAACCACGTTCACATCCAGCATCATCTGAACTATTAACTGTAGAGTTACCAGACCATGTTTTACTAGCTTCAGCACTAGCCATATAAACTCCATAAGTGACTGCACTGGTTGTATTAGGACTATCCATATAATTAGGAATAGTATAATAAGTTGGCGTTGAATCAGAATTAGCATTGTAGTGAGCATCAAGGACAACGCCCATCACTTGTGTTCTGTTACTCGCTGCATCACCTATGCCAATCATTGTTAATGAACCACCAACAGTACGTCCTAATGAAAATCTTAATGCATGATCATCAACATTTGCTTCGCCCATACTAAAGACATTTATCAAGAATTTACTTGAGGCAGCAGTAGGTGTGATAGTTACATTCAGTTCGTCTAAGTTATACCATTGTTCTGCTGTAGATAAAGTTGTATCATTGGTATCAGTAACAGTTGTGTTTAGAACTTGAATAATAGTTCCAGGACAATATAGTTTCTTCTCCGCAATACTGACTTTACCAGTGTTATCTAAAACAATATTGTTACTGCTAGATGAAGGGTGAACTAGGTTTGTTGTTTTTAATGTACTCATCCTGCTACCTCCATTACTATAATAGTGCTTGCTGCGTTACCAGCACTAGCATCTGCACCTTGAGATCCATTTAAGTAAACTGTTCCAGTATCTGCTCCTCTTGATAATTGAACTTTATATGTAGTCGCAGAGGTTGTTGATGGAGAATCCAAATACATAAATGAAACTGGAATTTGAGTATGATTATCATCTGCTGATCTAGTACAAAGAGCTGCAGTTACTTCGTCACCTGTCGCAGCATCACCAGTAATAATATTTGTAGATCCCCTAACTATACTCATAAATGCTCTTTTCAAAGCACCACTATTTGATAGAGAACCTAATGAGACCTGTACTAAAACTTTACTTGTAGTAGCAGTTGGTGTTATCGCTACACTCAAACCACTATCAACCATAGTGGCTGATGCGGTATTAAATTTACTAGTTAATGTTCCCTGCTGTATTTGAAGAATACAACCTAATCCTGTTTGATTTCTATCAGGTAATGTAATAACTCTATCAGCACCACCAGCGGTACTAGCAGGAGCATCTATTGATACGCTCCCCGATGAGGAGCCGTTTAGTTTTAATGTCATACCTTTATCTCCAATAAATTGAAATGTGATGCTGTTCTTGGATCTTCATCTCGATCATTATCTATTCCATTTGAATTAAAATAAAGATCATGACTTGCAGTATTACTTCTCATTTGTAATTTATACGCTACTGCACTTGTCGTACTAGGTGCATCTAGAAATTGAGAACTTTCGTGTATACCATGATAAGTAGAACCATGACCTGTATAATAATAACGAGAAGATAATCCTGGGAATCTGCTTCCTGAGGCATCTCCTTTATTTACTACTACATCTGTACCGCTAATAGTTCTAACCATTTGAATTTGTCCATATCCATTATTCTCTGCACCAAGAACCCAATCACACATTACTAATATTTTATTTGAACTTGATGTTGGTGTAATACTCGCTGTTAAACCAGTATCTGCCCAACTAGTACCTGCTGATGTACTTTGATTAGTTTTCTCTACTGATACGACTTGAATTACGGCACCTGCTGGCATATCAGCACCTGATAAACCTAAACCTCCATCAGAAAGACCTGTGATAGTACCGTTTCCATTAATAGTTATTGGCATGGCTATACGATAGTAAGAGTTTCACCGTCACCAACGGTTAAGACTACTGCACTACTGTCTCCATTACCTGTTGCTGCAATTTCGAGAGGGCCAGCGACCATAGCATTTTGGTTGTTGGTAATAGTATAGCTGTAAGTTAACTCCTTATCATTTTCCCAGAAGATCTTATCTGGCCCAGCTGGATTCCCTTTAGCACCTGCTGCTGCTTCAGCCCACTTGAGTCCACCACCCTGACTAGAATCAGCAGTTAATACATAATCATTTGTTGGTGCATTACTAACATCTAGCTTTGCTTCAACAATGGAATCATCTGCAATAGAAGTATCGACTGTATCCCAAGTGAATTGAGTACCAGCTTTCTTTAAGAACTGACCATCAGATCCAGCATTGGTAATGTCTAGATCGGCTTCTTTGATAGAGCCATCTTTAACTCCATCTCCACCTGTGACTTGTGTTAATGCCATTTATGCGTCCTCTGGGGTGTTGCCTGCATCTAACCAGGCTTTGTATTCAATATAATCGGTGTTTGCATCATCGAATGGGATAACAGCATTATCTGTTTTCCTTAAAATTGTATTCGTAGATTCCTTCTCTGTAAAAGGATCTGTTAGTTTTTTATAAGTCATAGTTAAAGCTCCGCAGATACCTCGTAACCATTTTCAGCGACACCCGAATCACCACTTGATTTATAAATATAAAAACTATATGGTGATATCTGAGAAATTGAAAACCCACTGCCTTGAGTTATTGTTGGATTTGCTCTCATAGTTACAGGATTAAATACATTACATATTGAACCACTGCCATACTTAGTTAAATACATATTTGATGGGTTCTTATAATAATAACGTTGAGACTTAGCTAATTCATCACCATAAGATCTATGTTCAAAGTCAGTTGCATAATCTCCTACTTCTACTTGAACTCCTGTAATTTTAAAATAATTATCTGTACTTGAGAATAAAGAACTTATACCAACTGCTCTATTAGCGTTAGTTTTAGCTGCCCATGTATTAGCAGTATAAGTTCCACTTGTAAAATCAGATCCAGCATGGAGCCAAATACTCATATCTAGTTCATGTGAATTATCATCATTTATTGTTCCATTAGAAGTTTCATTATTAAAAGTCAAAGTAACCCTTGTCCAACTAGAAGTTACTGAGAATTGTTGTCTAGTAAGTCTGTCATTAGTTCTATCGTAAAATTCACACATGTAAGTCGCATTACCATTGCCTTTTACATAAAAAGATAATGTAAATTTTTTCGCTCCAGCAGTACCTTTTGCTAACTGTTGAACATCCTGCCCTTCCCATTTGTATTGAATTAAAGCGTGTTCATTGGCTGCTATAGATGTATCCGCAGTGGTTACATCTAATTCTAAACATCTTCTAAAACCGTCTGGACCATCGGCTGTTTGTTTTGAAGTAAATCTTCCAGCACTATTATTTATAGTGTGGTTCCATCTGTCACAAGTTAAATAACCATTAGCAGCCCACGCAGTTGACACGGATCTCTGCGAAATGGTCATCGCACCGTTTATGACGAGATTGCGATTACTTAAATTGTTGGTGATATTTGCAGTACAGGTATTACTTGCAGCAGCTAATGATATGGCATCACCTGTGCCGTTAGCTGACCTGATTGCGTTGACGTTTAACTGACTCATGGTTTATACCTCCTTATAGATTTCAACTTGTAAATAGACTTCTGTACCAAAATTGTGCTCTTGACCTAAACCATTACTACTTTTATCACTTTGTGCTTTCATTTCTATTTTGTATGCAGTAGATCCAGTTGGAGTTACTCTTGCAATTCCATTGATTTGATTTATACCTTCACTTGATGAATAACCATAACCATTCTGACTATATCCTTTAACAGCAGAATTAGTTACATCGTCTACACGACTTGATA